ATAATCAAATCTTAATGATAACTCGCTAAAAAGGTTAGCATTTAAAGTTTGCTGTATTGAAGAATAACTATTTTTTCCAATATTACTAAAATATTTGACATTTAATCCTTTGTTTTTACCATATGCTGGAAATACACCTGTTACAAATAAACAAGTATCACCAAGTTCTTTAGCTGAATAAACATTGTTATTGTTAAAGTATTCTTCTGCAAAAGATGTTTTAGGTAAAAAGTCTGGTTTTTCAACATAAGATGACAACAGCATAACAACATAAGATTCAATATGCTCAGGCAAATAGTATCCGTGTACATCAGATGTTTCACGAATTATATTATAGAAGACGTATGTGTACTCATCTTTCATAAAATTATTTAATGAGACTGTATTAGAAAATATGTATGTGTTTATTTTTGTATTAGAAAATTGTATACTGGAAATGTATTAGCAAAATTTTTATTACGTCTACGGTCAATTTCAGCTAAAAAATCTACTGCATCTTTTCTCATTTTTTCAGCTTCAGCTTTGGTCCATGTGTTTTCAAGAAAATAGTTCTTTAATCTTTCAACATAGTTAAATTCATTGATGTCTGTCAATTCATTCTGTTTAACAAATGCATCTAGTTCTTTAAATTTGTTTGTCCAATACTCATTTTTAGGTAGATTTAACACATTTAGAAACCTAGGGCTATGCAGTATGCTAACCCCGTATGTAACCCCCTTATAAACGTGTTTTAAGCGGTATATATCCTTCATGAAGCTCAACATAGTGTCAATGCTTAACATATTAGCAGTCACCATTATATGCAAGGATATGCCGGATCTACGCACCATTTCGCAGTGTGTTAGCCAATTATCATAATGCATTCCTTCTCTGATATACTCAGCCTGATCTCCAAATGCATCGCAACTGGTATGTATCAATATATCTTTTACACAACCTTCTTTTTTCAACTTTTTTAAATGATTTAATGTTTTAATAATAGTTTCTGTTGCTATTGAAAGATTGGTATTGATTTCCAATGTGAGGTGTGGTTGTGGATCATGTTCTAGATCATCCAACAACTTGAAAGTGTTTTTATTCAGCAAAGGTTCTCCGCCAGTTATTCTCAAAGTTTTCAATTCAATTTTTAATTCAGGCCACCATTTCCACCATGCATCAACATAAGGATTTTCTTCACGATTAAGATAAGGTGTTCTATCTGTTTCAGCAATCCATTCAAGATTATTGTAGTTGTCTTGTGTTGGATAAGAACCATGATTTTTAACTTCGCTCCACCATTCACTGCTGAACACTGGTGAACAGTAAACACATTTCATATTACAAACATTACCAAAGCTAACTTCAACCTGTGCCGGTTGTACGTTGTCTTGCCATTTAGATTTTGACACTCGATCAAAATAAGGCATGGCCCAGGTACTGTTACTGCTTTTTTTAATTCTGTCACTGTGATGTGAACCTTCTGTATCTTCTACACTCCAACAGTAATTACATTCTTTTGGTCTTTCTCCGTCAAGCATTTGCTTACGAATAAGTTTTTTATAGCTGGTGTTGTGTAATGCTGAAGGATTGTATTCTAATTCATCAATAGGTATTTTGTGTGTTTGCGGATGGTGACAACTGTGAGTGTGGCCATTCTGTAAATGAATTGTAACTTGTTGCCACTTTGCTAAACAGAAAGTAGGTGAGATCGCCCCTAACTTTTGTTTTGTTTCATCAAGTTTGCTCATGTAAACTCTTTTTAATTAAAAGGCTTACTTAAAATATCATCTGTGTTCCCAGGATTATCAACAGCACTTCTAAAGTCGCCAAATGCTTTACCAGGATTTTTTACGTAGTCAAGACCTTTTTGAATTGTTTTGTTTGTTTTTACAAATTTCTTTAATGACAATTTGTCTTTGTTAATAATAGCAGTCATACCTTTTGCGTATGCTTGAAACTTTTTTAATTCGTCTGGAGAAGAAATTTCATCTACTCCAAAGAAAGGATCGCCATAGCTACTAGTATTGATTGCTTGATTGACGTCTGCTATGTTGTTTGAGTTTGAAATCTTGGCAAGATCTCTTAACATATTATTTGTGTTACCTGCTATACCAATTCCTTTTTCACCGTTGGATGATCTTCCCATATGAAAAGTATTTTTTATCACTGTTCTGAATACAGGATCTTTTAAAATCTGTGCAGGAGGTAAACCTACTTCACCTTGAATACCTTGTAAAGTGGTTAAGTGTTTATTTGTAAGCTGAGTTAGTAAAGCTGTTTCGGCTCTACCAATATTTTTTTTATTCTCAACTACTTTTCGGTCTTTTTTTTTGAGTGCTCAGATTCGGCAACAAAATTTCTATACTCACTCATCAACTCTTTAAAGACAGATTCATCTACCTCTTTATCATTGTTGACTAATGCATTGTCACCGTGCTTTGCTGGAACGTACTTAAACTTTTTTTGTTTCTTAATTGATGTTGTAAAATCATCTTGCTTGTAAGTATTTGGTCCAGTGTGCACCATTACGCTTTCTTCTTTCATATCAATTTCCACGTTTAAATCATCATCTTGAAATGCTTTTTGCATTTCTGGTAATGTTGCTGTAGTTTCTACTGTAGCTTCAGCTCTGTTAAATTCATTAACATCAACTATTGCATCAACAATACCTGATTGTCTTAATGCATATTCTAACGAAGACTGAATTGATCTATCTTCGTCTAAATCAAAATCTCCTTCATCAACTCTTATTACGTAGGTATGCTTCATTTTAAAGGCTTCCTATTTTCTTGTGATAATGGTGATTTAGCTTTTGGATCATCTTCTTTAGGTTGACTTTCATCTTTAGCATCAGTTGTTGCTTTTTGACTTAACGGTCCTTCAACTTCAACTTTGCCTCTGTCTGGATCATTTTCTCTAAAGTTTTTTAAATCTTTTAAAAAGTTGTCTTTGTGTTCTTCGCCACTTACTGGTTTGTCAGTTTCAGATACTTTCTTTTCTTCATCAGTATAATCTTGACCCATTTTTGGTTCGTAATTTTCAGAATCTGCTGTTTGTCTTTTTACCTCTGCCTCTTGCTCTTGTTCAATAGGATCATTAGGTCCTTTAACAACTATTGTCTCATAAGCTATTGCTAACTTATCTGACAAATTTCTTCTAAATGTTTCATGTGATATTGGCATGTTAATAATGGCATCAATAATATATACTTCTGCATTTTTAACTTTAGTACCAAAATCTAATGGATGTTCTTGCATGATTGTTTTAACTGGCTTGTTGATTGATACAATATCGTATCTTTCAAGCTCTCGCTCAATAACATTCATCATATCATCTGTAACATCACATGCAATTTTAATCCTAACTGGATTTTCTTGTACAGCTTCTGCTAGATATTCTTTAAAAGTTTTCATACTATTATTTATCTTCCTTATTGTTTTTATCGTTTTCTTCCACTTTTTGTATTATTTGATCCAATAATTTATTGCGATCTCCTACAATATAACCTTCGCCTTCAATGAAATCATCAGTAGATCCACCAGCTTTTTGCTCCCATTGATCAACTCTTTGCTTTTTAAGTTGTAGTTCAATCATACGCAATTTTTTGTCTGCTTTGGCGTTTTTGGCTTCTATGGCGTTTTTCATCATGGTTTGAGCAACTTCAAACATTTTACCAGCATGTCTTGATTCAGAATTCATGCCTAAGTCCATAAGCTCTTTATAACTTTTCATAGCTTCTGTGGCATAACCATCCATATCATTATCATGCCCTTCTAAGTCTTTTACTAGTGGCAATGCTTTATCAATTTTTTCAGCTGTAGTAAGAGCTTTTTTAATAACTTGTTGCTCATTTTCTTGTAATTCAGAATGTGCGGCCGCGGTTGAATGATCTAAATCATCTGCAGATGATTTGTATTTTGATGTATCATGCCCTAGATCATTTATCTGTGCATCATCATTATTTTCTTGTTTTTTTAATTCATCTTCCATATTTGGTAAGTCAAATGTTTCTTCTAATTTTTTATTCATATTTACTTTATAACATAGATTGAGTCTTCATTCAAGACCCTAAATCTAATTCCTTTCCTCTTTGCCCATTCACCTGCCGCCAACCATTTTGACCTGTTAATTAAGTAGTTAGCTTTATCTTGCTGACTTTTTATACTTTCTAAAGTTGTTTGTTTTTTAGGTTTTATTTCAATCAGCTCGGCAATTTTTTTGCCTTTCTTATTAATATATATCATCAAAAAATCTGGAACATACATTGATTGCTTTCCAGTAAATGGATGTTTATATGGAATTCTTACAGGCTCACTTGACCATTGTATTATTGATGGATGTGAATCGCACATTCTCATAAACGTTAGTTCCCAACTTGATCTAAAACGTGGTGATTTTGAACCCACATATTTTTGGTCATTTTTGACCTGATATATTCCTTGATGAAATTTCATAACAAACTTATTTAAGCAATAATTTGACGCTTAACAAATTTGTTTGTATCTCTTTCTATGTCTAATTTTCTTCTAGCTATTTGACTTGTAAGAGGCCTATATTGATTTAAGAGTGCAATACCAACTTCAGTAAATTGCAGTGAATTGTCTTCTGTGTCTTCAATAAGATCTGTAAATCTTACTCCAAATTTATTAATTGCGTCTAAGGCCAAAAGTGTGTATGCTTCAATTAGTGATTCGTTTTCAGCATACTGTTGAAATATACCTTTGATAATTTCGTATTGTCTTGGATTGATTGTTTCTTGTTCTAAATTTAAATTTGATAAAATTAAACTAGAGATGTCTTGTGATTGATTTTGTGGCTGACCTCCTGAAATATTTTTTGCTATTGAACCAAAGGAAGTAATTATCTGCCCAATGCCTCCAACAGATTCAATTGTTGATGTACTATTTCTAACTGGGTTTACTGCCATTACTTAAACAATCCTGTAAAGCCACTAACTGCACTTTTTGTACCTGACTTAACTTTATTTACAACTTGAGCTTTAGCATTACCAACACCGTTGACAATATCATTTCCAGCTGTTGCAATTGAATTACTTACTTGATTTAAAGAAATTTGTCCGCCATTAGCATCACCTATTGATCCTTTATCTCCGTCTGCACCTTCTTTATCATCTTTCTTACTGACTGTATTTGGTTTTTCTCCAGATAATCCAGCTGGAGTATCATTAAAGTCTCCTGCTGATTCTTCAAATGCATCAAATAAAGGATATTCTGTTTCTGGTGAATCAATTGGTTGTGCAATTTGATCAATTAAAAAGTTTTCATAGTTAAAACCAAAACTTAAATTAACTACACCAGAAGATGCATAATCTAATTGGTCCATATCAAATCTTGCAAGTCTTGGATATATTACTCTTGTTTTACTGTACATCGCACCAGCAACTTGATATATGTCAATATGTTTTAATAGTCTACTGTGAAAGTTTCTATGCTGAGCAAGACCAAAGTGATGAGTTTTTACAAACTGATCTTCAGTTTGATATATGTTTCTATTATAATTGTGATCTTCAGATCTTGGTTCTCCAGATATCCCTGTTTTCTTTTGAGTTAATCTTGCGCCTTGAAATTCAAACTCATATAACAGTTTTGCAAATTTTAATCCTAAACCATCATGTGTATCATACATTCTAAAAGTTATAGGATCATATGTGATTGATCTGTTGACTACCCTTTTTCTGTTATACTGATTAAGAACTGTTTGATCAACGCTAAATTTTGGTTGATCTACAGTGTTTACAATAAAATGTAATCTATCTCTAAACTGATTTAATTCTTGATATAAAGGTCGTAAATGCTCGGGGACCGAGATTTGATACATGCTAAAAGTTACAATAAACTGATGTGCTTGTCTCGGAGCCGGGTCATGATTTGAGCCGCGAAAGAAAAGGTTCGCGGCCCTGTTAGCTGGTTTTAAAACTGCCATATTCCTATACTCCGTTTTGAGTTCAGGTGTTAGTAATTATTATACTAATCCGCCTGAGCCACCTAAACCAAATAGAGGGAATATAGTATCGCCTGGTGCTTGATGTATTGCATTATCATATTTCAGTGTCAAGATAACTTGTACTGGTTCTGAAACTGCATAATCACCATCTGAATAATCAACGTTCTGCAAGAAACAACCTTCTAAGTCCCACTGTTCTAATTCAGTATCATTAGTACCATCTAGTATTTCAATTTTAGTTCCAAACTTGTAAACTGAACCTGATGTTGCCGCTGTCTGTTCGAAGTGGTTTAACTGTTTCTGTACTTGCTGACCAACAAGTTTTGAAATGTTGTTATTAATATCATCTCTGAGCGTTACGTTAACTGCTTCCCATGTGTGTTTGCCTTGCATGTATGCAACTGAGTTGTATGAATGAATTGGCACTTCTTCATGGTTAATTTTTGGTCTTGTAACGGACATAACTTGTTGAGTTAATTGCAGAGGTGACGCACCTAGGTTACCAAAGTTAGTAAATCTAACTCTAAATCTATATTTTAGTTTTGGCTGTAAAATACCGCCTCTACCTGTTGATCCATCTATTGGTACACCAAATTTTGAAAGTGTTGCCATTTTGTCTGCTCTCCTTAATAATTATATTTACTCTTTATTAGTTTGTACAAAATTTTTTGTACACTTTTAAAGGTAAATTAAAGGGATAAGATTAACTTACCCCTTTATTTTATTAGCTTAACTTGTTAAGCTCTCGCCAGTGTTTTTAATACGTAACGGAATGTAAATGAATTCTATTGCTTTTACTGGTTGAATAGCAATATCAATATACAATTCGTTTCTGTCAATTCTTGCACCTGTGTTGTTTGTGTCATCACATACTACTAAGAAATCAAACAATGCTCTTTTAGATACTAGATCTTCTAAGAATCTATTGAAAGTGTCAAGCACTTGATCTCTAGTTATTCTGTCATTTGGTTCAAACAAGAATGGTTTAGCCAAGTTTC